ATGTGAACATTTTTTATTAGATAAAAGAATTGCACAACTAGCGACTGGTACACAAGCATGGTTAAAACGTGAGAACAACGGTAAAATACATGGCACTTGTAATACTAACTCTACAGTAACAGCACGTGCAAGTCATTCGTATCCAAACATGGCACAAGTTCCAAGTGTGTCTGTACCTTTTGGTAAAGAATGTAGAGAATTATTTACTGTACCTACTGGAAAAAAATTAGTTGGTATAGATATATCAGGACTTGAAGTTAGAATGTTAGCTCACTTTATGTCTAAGTATGACAATGGAGATTACACTAAAGTAGTATTAGATGGTGATATACACACAGAGACTCAGAAACTTGCAGGGTTAGAGTCAAGAGATATTGCGAAGCGGTACTACTATTGCTTTTTATATGGTGGTGGCGTTAAACGTATCGCTGAAGTTATAGGTAAAAAAGTTGGTGAAGCCTCAAAGATTAAAAAAAGATTCTTAAATAATTTACCTGCTCTAAGTAAGTTAATAGAGCAAGTACAATTAGCATCAGAAAGAGGACATTTAGTTGGTCTTGATAAAAGAAAAATTAAAGTACGTTCTTCTCATGCCGCACTCAATACACTTTTACAGAGCTCAGGAGCTTTAGTTTGTAAGCAGTGGTTAGTTGAGTTTAATAAATTAATTAAGGATATTCCTCACACTCAACAAGTTGTTTGGGTGCATGATGAGATACAGGTTGAGTGTCTTGAAAAAGATGCAGAAACCGTTGGTAGGTTAGCTGTCAAAGCCATTGAATGTACTGGCGAACACTTCCAATTACGACTCCCTTTAACAGGAGAATTTAAAATCGGTAACAATTGGAGTGAAACACATTAATGCCAAATACAAAGAAAAAGTTTTCGGACTTTGATAAAGATTTGAAGTACGGACAAGACAGAGAAAATAGAGTTGTGTCTATTTTAGATAAAGATAAAACAAAAGTAGAAGTTAAAACTGAAAGAGACTGGTGGTTTAAAACTGGTAACATAGCTATAGAAGTAGAATGTTATGGTAAGCCTTCAGGAATAATGGCTACTAAAGCTGACTACTGGATACACATACTAGCTGATGGACAGAAAGATTATTGCAGAATGATATTTGATGTTTCTACAGTTAAAAGGTTAGCAAAGAAATATATAAAAAACATTAAGAGTGGTGGAGACGGACATCAAAGCAGGTTTGTCTTAGTACCTTTGTCTGAAATATTTTTGAAGAAAAATTTAGACACAAAAAACAAAGAGGAAAATAATAAATGAGTGATAAATATAAAAAGAAAAGAGTATTGTTAATAGATGGTGATATACTTTTATATAAAATAGCACTTAACAATGAGATAGATACACATTGGGGTGACGGTTTATGGACTCTACATTGTGATGAGAAGATTTGTAAAGCAGATGTAGATGCGGTGATAGATGATTTAGGTTCTAGTTTATCCGCAGATGATTATGTTGTTGCATTAACTGATAAGAATAATTTTCGTAAAGATGTTCTTCCTTCTTATAAAAACAACAGAAGAGAAAAGCGTAAACCTATGGTGTTAAAAGCATTACGTGATTACGTTATAGAAAAACACAATGGAGTAGTGTGGAAAAATTTAGAAGCTGATGATGTCTTAGGCATAATGGCTACTGAACCTACTCTACATGAAGAGCGTATTATTGTTAGTATAGATAAAGATTTAAGAACAGTACCTTGTAACTTATCTGCTAATGGTGTTACGATAGAACAAATACCTGAAAGATTAGCTGACTATCAATTCATGGTTCAAACTTTGACAGGAGATAAAGTTGATGGCTATGATGGAATAGAGGGTGTAGGTATAGTGACTGCTGAAAAGTTAATTAAAAAATATACTAATGTTAAACTAAAAGATTTGTGGAAAGTTGTTAAAGGAATCTACAAAGATAAAGGTTACTCAGAAAAAGAAGCATTACAACAAGCTAGAGTAGCTCACATTTTGAGACATGGTGAATACAATAAGAAGACTGGTAAGGTTAAGTTATGGCAGATAAAGTAAAACAACCACCTCATTATTTTAGATATAAAATAGAACCTGTTACTTTCATTATGCAGAATGATATACCTTATGCAGAAGGTAACGCTATTAAATATTTATGTCGTTGGAGATTCAAACACAAAACTAAAGAAGCTCAAATAGAAGATTTAAAAAAAGCTAGACAGTACATTGATTTAATTCTTGAAAAAGAAACTCAATCAGAAATTAAATTAAAACTAGGTAAGGGGGGTGATGCTTGAACATAAACATATTTTAATTAGGGCAACTGTTAAACGTCCACCTATGCAGATAGATACAATCAAAGCATGGGTAAGAAATTTAGTAGGTGACTTAGGTATGAAACCTTTAGGTGAAACTGTTGCTGTCTATGTAGATAAAAAAGGTAACAGAGGTTTAACTTGTATACAAGCTATTGAAACATCACACATAGCATTACATTCATGGGACGAAGATAGTCCTGCTGTTATTCAATTAGATGTCTACACTTGCAGTAAGTTAAATAAAGAAGTTGTATTTAAAGCACTAGATAAGTTTGACCCAATAGAAATTAATTACTTAACAATAGATAGACAAAAATATTTAGACATAAAAAACAAAGATGAGATAAACAATGACAATAGATTATAATAGAGATGAGTTGCTTACTGATTTTGGTAAGACAACATTAAAAGATAGATACCTTTTACCACAAGAAGAGTCACCGCAAGATGGATTTATGAGAGCGGCTAAAGCATTTTCTGATAATGAAGAAATGGCTGAACGTATTTATTCTTATGCCTCTAAACTTTGGTTTATGTATTCAACACCTATTTTATCTAATGGTGGTACTAAAAGAGGTATGCCTATTTCATGCTTTTTAAATTATGTTGGTGATAGTAGAGAAGGATTAACAGGACACTACACAGAGAACGCTTGGTTAGCTTCTGTTGGCGGCGGTATCGGTGGTTACTGGGGACATATTAGAAGTGATGGTACTTCAACATCAGGTGGTTCACAATCATCAGGTTCTATTCCATTTTTACACGTAGTAGATTCAGAAGTATTAGCTTTCTCTCAAGGTAAAACAAGACGTGGTAGTTATGCCGCTTACATGGATATATCTCACCCAGAAATAATTGAGTTTATAGAAATGCGTAAACCTAGTGGGGGTGACATACATAGAAAATGTCTTAACCTTCATCATGGTGTGAATATTTCTAATGAGTTTATGCAGTTAATTGATAACTGTATCAAAGAACCTACTTATGATGACAGTTGGAATCTTGTAGACCCACACACAAAGAAGATTGTAAGAACTGTATCAGCTAGAGAGTTGTGGCAAAAAATATTAGAATGTAGAGTTGCTACTGGTGAGCCTTATGTTTCATTTATAGATACAATCAATGAAGCACTGCCTGAATCACAAAAGAAATTAGGTTTAGAAGTACATCATTCAAACTTATGTACTGAAATAACTTTACCTACAAGTGATAATAGAACAGCAGTATGTTGTCTATCTTCTGTTAATTTAGAAAAGTATGATGAATGGAAAAATGATTCTTTATTCATTCCTGACTTAATTAGATTCTTAGATAATGTCTTACAACATTTTATTGACAACGCACCTGAAGAATTATTTAGAGCAAGATTTAGTGCCAACAATGAAAGAAGTTTAGGATTAGGAGCTATGGGTTTCCATGCTTATCTACAATCTAAAGGAATACCTTTTGAATCTGTATTGGCTAAGTCATTAAATTTAAAAATATTTAAAACAATGAAAGCACAAGCAGTAGAAGAATCTAAAAGACTTGCAATTAAAAGAGGTGAAGCACCAGACATGGAAGGTACTGGTTTACGTAATGCACACTTACTAGCAATTGCACCTAATGCTTCTTCTTCAATTATTTGTGGAACAACATCTCCATCAATAGAACCATACAGAGCTAATGCTTATGTGCAGAAAACTATGTCAGGTTCATTTTTAGTCAAGAATAAATACTTAGAAAAATTATTAGAGAAGAAAGGAATAAATAATGAAAAGACTTGGACTTCAATACTTGCTAATCGTGGCTCAGTATTACATATCAAAGAGTTATCTGATTATGAAAAAGATACTTTTAAAACTGCGATTGAAATTAATCAACAATGGGTAATAGAACATGCCGCAGACAGACAACAATATATTTGTCAAGGTCAATCAGTTAATGTGTTTGTACCTGCTGATGTGAATGTAAAAGAGCTACATGATATACACATGTTAGCTTGGAAAAGAAAATTAAAAACATTATACTACTGTCGTTCAGAAGCTATTAAACGTGCAGAGTTAGTGTCTAAAAAAATAGAAAGAACAATCATACCTGAAGCTGATTGCTTGGCATGTGAGGGATAATGGACAAGTTATCTTTATTACTTATAGCTTTGTTAAGTAGTTACATGGGATATGTATTTGTATTAGCAGTTATTAATACTGTGTGTGATTGTATTTGAAAGGAAACATGAAAAAACTAATTAAACAATTAAGCGTTTTATCTCTCTACTATAGAGAAGGAATAGTTTGGGGTTGGATAGGATTTTTATTAGGAATACTAATAGGTATGTGGATATGACAGACAGTAGTATATTTGATGGAATGGATAAACCACGTAGAAAAAGACGTAGAAGAAAGACACCAAAACAAACTGTACTGTGGACTGTCTACCACACTATCTTAGCATTAGAATTATTAGTTATAATTATAATAGAAGGGTTGGAGTTGTATGGGTTTTAAAGATTATAAAATAAGAGATGGTGTTCATATACCAACAGATAAATTTCGTAAAAATTGGAATGATATATTTGGTAAAAATAAAAAATGTAAAACACATACAGAAGAAAAAGAAAAGACTGGAGAGTGTTGTCAGTCAGAAGAACAAGAATATTTAGAGGAGTTAAAAAATAAGATATGAGTTTATTTAAAGAACGTATACATTACAAACCATTTGATTATGAATGGGCTTTTGAATCTTATGATTCTATGCAAAAAATGCACTGGCTACCTAGTGAAGTACCATTACATGAAGATGTTAGAGACTGGAATGAAAGATTAACAGGTGAAGAAAAAAGTCTTATTAGTAATATATTAAAATTCTTTACACAAGGTGATGTAGATATAGCTCAAGCATACTTAGATAAATACATACCTAAATTTAAACCACCAGAAATAAGAATGATGTTATCTTCCTTTGCAACAAGTGAAGCTAATCATGCACACGCTTATTCATTACTCAATGATACAATAGGAGAAGTTCAATTATTAGACTTTAAAGCATTTCAAGAATATAAAGAAATGACTGATAAACATAACTATCTTTTTCAAAGTAAAGGTAAAGGTTTAGAAGGATTAGCTAGAGAGATAGCTTGTTTCTCTGCATTTGGTGAAGGCTTACAATTGTTTGCTTCATTTGTAATGCTACTTAACTTCCAAAGATACGGAAGAATGAAGGGTATGTGTCAAATAGTTACATGGTCTATCAGAGATGAGACTCATCATGTTGAGAGTATGATTAAATTATTCCATGCTTTAATAAAAGAAAACCCTCATATTTGGACAGAAAAATTTAAAGCAAGTATCTATCAAACAGCTAGAGATATGGTTGAATTAGAAGATAAGTTTATTGATTTGGCATTTGCAATGGGTGGTATTAGAGGTTTAAAAGCAGAAGAAGTTAAACAATACATTAGATATATTGCAGATAGAAGACTACTTCAATTGTCTTTAAAACCTAATTATAATGTCAAACAGAACCCTTTAGGGTGGTTAGATTGGGTGTTAAATGGTGTAGAACATGCTAATTTCTTTGAAAATAGAGCAACAGAATATAATAAAGGGAGCGTCACAGGTAACTTATGGGAGTAAAGTTCCCTTTTTAGACGAATAAACTATGGAAGATTTAACATTACCAAAAACTGTAGATGATTTGGTTAAACTTTTAAACAAAGTTTACCCTGAAAAATCACCTGAATTAAAAGATGATAGTAAAACTATTTACTTCAAAGCAGGACAGCGTGATGTTGTCAATTTCATTAATACTTTAAAAGAGAGGACAGAAAAATAATATGTGTTTATCAAAACCAAAAGTACCAGAAGTAAAACCTGCTCCACCACCAGTTAATATGTCACCTATTGGTGATGACTTAGCTCCTACTTTAGTAGCGGCAAGTGATATTGATGGAGATATTAAGAAAAAAGCAAAGAAAAAATCAGGTACAAGCTCACTTAATACTACAGCAGGAGTAAATACTACTACTTCAGCAGGTAGCGTTAATATTGCTTAATCAATAAAT